CATGGGTTTGACGCAAGGCGAAGGTGCTAGAGTAATGGCACAAGGTGCCAAAGCACTGGCCACCACTATGGGCAAAAGCGGTGGCACCATGCGTGATGAGTTGCTGGCCCTGGGCTATACTTACGAAGAACAAGCCGGCTTGGTGGCACAGTATGGAGCCACTCTGAAAGCATCCGGGCAAGACATTAAAAACTTAGCTCCAGCTGACTTGGCTAAACAGACCAAAGACTATGCTGTAAACTTGAAAGTGATCAGTGATATCACTGGGCAAGATGCTAAGAAGTTGATGGATAAAGCTCGTTCAGAAAGTATGCGCGGCGCAATGATGAACAAGCTGGATGCTGATCAACGCAAGGCATTTTTGTCGGCACATGCTACCATGAGTACTCTGGGGCCAGAAATGCAAACTGCATTGATGCAGATGATTTCAGGCGGAACAGTAACTGATCCAATGATTGCTGGCAATGCCGAGGCCATGGAAATGTTAAAGAAAACTGCCGAAGGGGTTAATGCTGGCAGTGCAACAATGACAGCTGACACACAAAAGGCCATGAGTGAAGCGGCAGCGGCAACAAGAGCAAAAACCTTGGCCGAAGGCAGTGCCGTGGGTACCGCACAGTTGATGAGTAAAAATACTGGTGGTGTTGCCAGTGGAATGGCGGATTTGGAAACCAAACTCAATAACTATCAACTTGATCCTGATGCGGCAGAAAAGAGTACCAAAGCGGCCATCTCACAAAGCGAAGCCACAGATGGCCTGACCAAAGGTTATCAATCGCTAACAGCACAAATGACTGGATTCCAAAATCAAATGGAAAAGTTTGCCACAGACAACCTGCCGGCCTATGCCAACATACTGGCAAAAAATGCCGCAGAGACCATGGCCTTGTTCCAGGAAGCCCTAAAGGTAGCAGTTGACTTCAAGGGCTATATTGATGGCAAACTTCGTGACCGAGAAAACAGTGCGGCCAAACATGCCGAACAGGAAAAACTGCGCGGTGAGTACAATGAAAGTACAAAAAATAGTGGTATCTTGCAGAAGTACTACGGTATTGGACTGACTGAAGAACAGAAAAAGAAAAAAGAAGCCTACGAAGCATCAACCGCAGACAATGATACCAGCGGTATGCAAACTGCAATGCAACAGTTTGCCTTGGGTGGTATAACCGACAGAAAAGCTATTTTTGGTGAAGCAGGACCTGAAGCCGCGGTGCCTTTGCCTGACGGTAGAAGCATACCAGTTTCGTTTGACACAGAAGCCCTGACCAAAATGACCACCAGTGGCAATGATCAAGTCATGCAGGATCTAGCAGCCGCTATCAAACAGTTGTCAACAGCAATGAGTTCAGGTGGAAGCTCAAGTGGACCAATGGACACCATGGTTAAACATCTAGAAGAAATGAAAAACACAGCATTCAAGCAGTTGGACATACACAGCACAATGGCCAGTTTGATGGGCGAACAAAAAGATATTTCGAACAGCATACTTAACAACAGCTACTAACTAACGGTAAATACCACAACAGAGATTAATATATGGCCGGATGGAAAAAGTATTTTAAAACCAGTAATACACAGTATGGTAGCCCTATTAGCGGCGCCACTGCTGTGTCGGGATCGGGTTCGCCTACTGATCCTGGGTATAGAAATTGGCAAAGTACACTACCCGAAGTTTACATAGGGCACCCAAATCGTATTGAGCGTTACAATCAGTACGAACAAATGGACATGGATTCAGAAATCAATGCGGCCTTGGATATCTTGGCTGAATTCTGTACACAGAAGAACGATGAAAACGGCACAGCATTTACTATAGACTTCAAGGAAAAGCCCACTGACAACGAAGTCAAAATCATCAAAGAACAGCTACAGCAATGGGTTAACTTGAACGAGCTCAACAAGCGCATATTCAAGGTGGTGCGTAATACCATCAAGTACGGCGATCAAGTGTTTATTCGTGATCCGGAAACATTCAAAATGTTCTGGACTGAAATGTCAAAAGTGGTCAAGGTCATTGTAAACGAAGGTGAAGGCAAAAAGCCCGAGCAGTACATCATCAAAGACATCAACCCCAACTTTCAAAGTCTAACAGTAACAGCAGTTACCACCAGCGATACTTTTACAAATCACCCACAAACCGGTGGTCCCAGTGGCAGTTATGTACAGCCCAATACACCGTTTGGCAGTGGTAGTCGTTTCCAACATGCACAGAATGAAGCGGTGATCAATGCTGAACACGTGGTGCATTTGAGTCTAACAGAAGGCTTGGATATATTTTGGCCTTTTGGTAATAGTGTGCTGGAGAATGTGTTCAAGGTATTCAAGCAAAAAGAATTGTTGGAAGATAGTATTATTATCTATCGTGTGCAACGTGCACCTGAGCGCAGAATCTTCAAAATTGATGTGGGCAACATGGTGCCACACATGGCCATGGCCTTTGTGGAGCGCATCAAAAACGAAATTCATCAGCGTCGTATTCCCACACAAACCGGTGGTGGTGTCAACATGATGGATGCCACATATAATCCACTGAGCACCAACGAAGACTTCTTTTTCCCTGTTACAGCAGATGGTCGCGGCAGTAGCGTTGACACACTAGCAGGTGGTCAAAACCTAGGCGAAATCACAGATTTGAAGTTCTTTACCAACAAATTGTTCCGTGGACTGCGTATTCCTGCCAGCTATTTGCCATCGGGTGTGGATGACGGTACACAGAGCTACAGTGACGGTAAAATAGGCACAGCACTGATACAAGAGTGGCGTTTTACACAGTACTGCCTGCGTTTGCAGGCCATGATCATTGACAAATTGGATCAAGAGTTCAAGATGTTCATGCGTTGGAGAGGCATCAACATTGACAGTCAACTGTTTGATTTGAAGTTTGAACCACCGCAAAACTTTGCCAGCTATCGTCAAGCTGACATTGATGCCGCTCGTATTGCCACATTTACACAGTTGGAACAGATTCCTTATCTAGCCAAACGCTTCTTGCTCAAGCGTTATTTGGGCTTGAGTGAAATGGAAATCAGCGAAAACGAAATTGCCTGGAACGAAGAGCGCGGCAATGTGGAAGAAGCACCAGCAGACTCTGCTAATCTGCGTAGCATGGGCATCAGCCCGGGTGGTATTGAAAGTGATCTAAGCAATGTGACACCTGCAGAAGCGCCACCTGCAGATCAAGCCGGTGCAGAAGCCGGCGCCCCAGCACCAATGGTGGGTGCGGCACCAGGTGCCCCAGTTTAATTGATTTGGGTTAAATACAGTATATGAACCTATACGAACTAGCCCAACCTGATGTAGTCAAAGCCAATCCCGACGGTTATGCTTCGGAAAACGAAGACAATACTGTGTTAAAATTAAAGGATTTGCGTAAAACTCGACTGACTCTAGCACACCTAAACAAGCTGAGAATAGCCAATGATGTGCGTAAATTTGAGCACGAAAAGAAATTGAAGTCTGTGACCAAACAGTATGCTCCTGCACCTGATGCGGCAGCGGCCGGTGCTCCTGCCATGTGATTTTCGGTATAGTCCGATAAAATCCTTCAAAAAACCCCCATTTAACCTAGAAATATGCGTAGTTATGTAAATAACTACACAAAGCCACTTGAAAAGGAGTTCTTATGAACAAGTATGAAAAATTGATTGAGTATATCATCAATGAAAACGAACAAAAAGCTCGTGAATTATTTCATGAGATTGTAGTAGAAAAAAGCCGTGACATCTATGAAAATCTAATGGACGAGGAACAGATGGTTTCGGAATTAGGCGGCGACAGCCAACAGGCCCTAGCTGATGAAATTCAAGCTGACCACACTGGCGGTATTGCTGAAGAGGAAGAAGACGAAGACGAAGACGAATTCAGTCTTGATAGAGAAGATCCAGAAGACAGCGACGAATTCAGCGGCGAATTGCCTGCTGATGGCGGAATGGACAAGCCTTCAGACGAGCCAGCTACCAAAGCTGACATCGATGAGCTAAAAGACATGTTTGCTGAAATCCAAGCACAATTGGATGGTGGCGTTCATGCTGAACCAGACGCTGACAACATGATGAATAATCCAGAAGAAGTTGGTGCACACGAAGAGCCAAAATTTGGTGAAGGCGTGATGGAAGCTGAAGAGTCTGACGAAGACTCCGAAGAAGACAAAGAAGACAAAGAAGATAAATCTGAAGTCAAAGAAACCAAAAGCCAAGGCACAAAAAGCGTTGCACAATTGATGCGTGAGTATGTAGACCAAATCGGTCAAGTATACGAGCAAGATCCAGCCAAAGGACCTAACGGTCACATGGTTGGTACAGGTGCTAAGAGCGAAAAGCAAGGCGAGCGCAATACCAAATCTGTCAGCTTGCAAACAGGCCCAGACTTTGGTGGTACTAGCGACAACATCTTGAACGGCAAAGGCAACAACGAAAGCCCAGACGGCAAAGCTATTCCAAAGCCCAATAACGAATACAGCAAAGGCGAAGGCAAGTTCTCTAAAGAGAAGTTTCAAAATGCCCCAGGCGGTAGCAAGAAAACTAGCCCTGTAGGACAAAATTGGGAAAGCAATCACGGAGCTGAAGGTCAAACAACTGGCGGTAAAGTGCCTGTTAATACCAAGTCTGAGCTACAGCAAAACACAGGCAAAAAGATTTAATAGGAAAAGCTAATGGCTTTGTATCTTAAAGAACATTTATCATTTGACCAAGCTGGCATTACCATCTTAGAAGAAGGTACTGCCGATGGCAAAGGTAAAGATCTATTCATGCAGGGCGTGTTCATTGAGGGCGGCGTTAAAAACCACAATCAACGAGTATACCCAGTTCATGAAATCGAAAAAGCCGTTTCAACTATTAATGATCAACTTAAAACTGGATTCAGTGTATTAGGTGAAGTTGATCACCCTGATGATTTAAAAATTAACCTAGACCGCGTCAGCCATATGATCACACGCATGTGGATGGAAGGCAACGCAGGTCACGGCAAATTGAAATTGTTACCTACTCCGATGGGCGAGCTTGTAAAAGCAATGATCACAAGTGGCGTTAAGCTAGGTGTATCAAGTCGCGGATCCGGGCAGGTTAATGAAAGTAGTGGACACGTTAGTGATTTTGAAATCATTACCGTTGACATAGTAGCACAACCCAGCGCACCTCATGCATATCCAAAAGCTGTGTATGAGAGTCTTATGAATATGCGTGGTGGTGCTCAATTGTTTGAAGTGGCACGTGAAGCCAGTCAGAATCAAAAAGTACAGAAGTACCTAGAGCAAGGCATAAAAAACCTTATCAAGGATCTAAAGATATAATAGGAGAAACCTAATGTTAGATGCTATCAAACCATTGTTAGACAGTGGCCTAATTAACGAAAGCACTCAACAAGCTCTTAGCGAAGCTTGGGAAACCAAGCTGACCGAAGCCCGCGAACAAGTTCGCGCAGAGCTACGTGAGGAATTCGCAGGCCGCTACGAACATGACAAAAGTGTAATGGTTGAAGCTCTAGACAAGATGGTTACAGAAAGTCTTACTAGCGAATTAGAAGAATTTCACTCAGAGAAAAAAGCCCTAGCTGAAGACCGTGTGCGTTTCAACATGCACATGACCGAAAGCGCAGACAAGTTCAACAATTTCATGGTTACTAAACTAGCCGAAGAAATCAAAGAACTTCGTAACGATCGCAAACAGTATGAGAATAGCATTGCTAAACTTGAATCGTTTGTTATCAAGGCCTTGGCTGAAGAAATTTCTGAATTTGAACAAGACAAGCAAGCAGTGGTAGAAACCAAAGTACGCCTAGTAGCCGAAGCCAAAGACAAAATGGCCAAACTACAAACAGCGTTCATTAGCCGTGCCAGTGAGCTTGTAAAAGAATCTGTAGCTACCAAGCTAGAGTCGGAATTGACTCAATTGAAAGAAGACATCCATACTGCTCGTGAGAACATGTTTGGTCGTCGTCTATTTGAAGCGTTTGCAAGCGAGTTTGCTGTTACTCATCTAAATGAGAACAAAGAAGTTCGCAAATTGCAAACACAAGTTGCTGAAACAAATCGTAAGTTGGCTGAAGCGGTTCAGTTTGCCCAAGAAAAAGAAGCAATTGTAGAGTCCAAAGAAAGAGAAATCCGCGTTATCAAAGAATCAACAGAACGCAAGCAGAGACTTGCTGAAATGTTGAAGCCTTTGAACAAAGAGAAAGCCGCTGTAATGAGCGACTTGTTGGAATCTGTGTCTACTGAAAAACTTCAGTCGGCATATGAGAAGTATCTGCCAGCTGTGTTAAACAACTCTCCAGCTAAGTCAGCCCCTCAAAAGGCCGTGTTAGCTGAAAGTCGTAGCACAGTAACTGGAGATAAAACTGCTAAAACCGTCGTAACAACACATGATGACAGCAATGTTATCGCGTTGAAGCGTTTGGCAGGGCTAAAGTAAACCCTAAAAGGAAAAAAGGAAAAATTATGTCACAAGTATTATTAGAAAGCCGTTGGGGCGAAACCAAAGAAGCCCTGTTAGAAGGTTTAAATGGTTCACGCCGTACTTCTATGGCTGTTGTCTTAGAAAACACTCGTAAGCATTTGGCTGAGAGTGCAACTGTTGGTGCAACTGGCGCAAGCAACGTAGCAACACTTAACCGTGTTATTCTACCAGTTATCCGTCGTGTAATGCCTACAGTTATTGCTAATGAAATCGTTGGTGTACAACCAATGACTGGCCCAGTTAGCCAAATTCACACATTGCGTGTGCGCTATGCAGATGGCGCCAGCAGTACTTCTGGTACTCCAGTAACAGCAGGTGAAGAAGCATTGAGCCCATTCAAGATTGCATCAGCATATTCAGGTGGTGTGGACGATAAAGCACAATCAACAAGTGCTCTTGAAGGTGTACCAGGTCGCCGTATCAACGTTCAGATCTTGAAACAAGTTGTTGAAGCCAAAACACGCAAATTGTCTGCTCGTTGGACATTTGAAGCCGCTCAAGACGCACAGTCTATGCACGGTTTGGATGTTGAAGCTGAAATCATGGCAGCTTTGGCTCAAGAAATCACAGTTGAAATCGATCAAGAAATTATCGGTTCATTGACAGCATTGTCTGGTTCAGCATACACATACAACCAAGCTACTGTATCTGGTACAGCTACATTCGTTGGTGACGAGCATGCCGCATTGGCAGTTGTTATCAACCGTGCCGCTAACTTGATCGCACAACGCACACGCAGTGGTGCAGGTAACTGGGCTATTGTATCTCCAGCCGCATTGACAGTATTGCAATCTGCAACTACTTCAGCGTTTGCTCGTACAACAGAAGGCACATTTGAAGCTCCTACAAACACCAAGTTTGTTGGTACATTGAACGGTGCAATGCGTATCTATGTAAACAGCTATGCCGCTGATACAGATCCAGTTTTAGTTGGATACAAAGGTTCTAGCGAGGCTGATGCAGCCGCGTTCTATTGCCCTTATATTCCTCTAATGAGTTCTGGTGTTGTTTTAGACCCATCTACATTCGAACCAGTCGTAGGCTTTATGACTCGTTACGGATATGTTGAGTTGACAAACACAGCGTCATCTTTGGGTAACGCTGCCGACTACCTAGAAAAGATTGCAGTAAGCAACCTATCATTCCAGTAATTGGAACGAACTTTCTCAGGGATGGGAAGGAAAAACAAAAAGGGCCGAAAGGCCCTTTTTTGTTGACTCAAAACAGTGTTAACTGTTTAATACTTTTGCCACACTATTCATAACACTAGCAATACGACCAATGTCACGAAGTTGTTCTACTGTGTAGCCTTCCTTCTTGAGTGTTTCATAGTGCGCCTTGACACAGAAGTGACACTTGCCCACAATACTGGCCGCCAAACTAAATGCCTCAAAGTTTGACTTGGTAGTTCCACCATGGCTTGCAATAGCATTCATGCGTAACTGTGCTGGCAATCCCTTTAGTTGCTCGTCATCGGCCATTTCGATAAAGGGGTAATAGACATTGTTTTGGGCCATAATACTAGCCGCTGTCATTGCTGACTCTGCATATACAGGTGCATCTGCCAACAAGATACTTAATACTTTACCGTTGCCAGTTGCGGCCAAGGCGGCCACAGCACAACCCATGGCCACATCTGCATCCAATGTACTACGCAAAAGAACAGCATCAAGATTTAACTTTGTGTCCTTTGCGTAGTCTGGCAACGCACCTTTGATAGTGTCGTTGAATGCCATATTACAGAGTCTCCCCGCCTACCGTACGGTTACATGCACATAGTTCACCAGTTTGCAATGCGTCAAGAATACGCAAGGTTTCTTCTGGGCTACGGCCAACATTCAAGTTGTTTACAGTCACATGTTGAATAACATTTTCTGGATCAACAATGAAGGTGGCGCGAAGTGCGGCCCCGGCTGGAGCATAGAATACGCCCAACTGTTCAATCAAACTCAATTCGCCACGCTGTGTGTCAGCAAACTGGTGATGTGTGATCTTCTGTAGGTCGCTGTGTGCTTTTTGCCATGCCACTTTGCAGAACTCGTTGTCTGTTGAGCCTGTTAGCAGGACTGCATCACGGTCAGCAAAGTCTGAGGCTAACTTGTCATAGGCCACGATTTCTGTGGGGCAAACGAATGTGAAGTCTTTTGGATAGTAAACGATTACTTTCCACTTGCCTTCAAAACTTTGATCAGTGATGGTGTAAAAAGCATCTTCGGGTTGTCCGGGACGGACGCCTGTTACTGCAAAACTTGTGATTTTATCTCCAACTGTTTTCATGTGTTACTCCTTTGTTTGAAAACTGATAGTACTCAGTGTTTGTACTGACTTCTATTGTACAAGTATTTACTATAGAAATCAACTATTTTCTCATGATTTTCCATTGTATTTTCCTATGGCTGTAATAGTCAAAAAAAAGCACCCGAAGGTGCTTCATGCTGGTTACGAGTTCCAACATCCGCTCTATCGTTGCGGCCGATTAAATTTATTTAGTATGTATATTATTACAGTTTTATTAATTTGAAAAGGCCCCGTAGGGCCTTTTGATTATTTGAAAACCATAGTAATCCAGCGTCGAACGCCGGTGATTACTTTCCCAATAGACTGTCTATTTTTGCTTC